CCGGGCGGGACTGTCCGCGAGGCGGCGCCGCACGACGACCCGGCAATCCGATCCGGTCCGGCGGACCGGTCGGCGCGACCTGTCGTTTGCTGATTGATTTGGCATCCGGGATCTGCCGGGACGAGGCGGGCCATGGCGGGACGGAACAAGGCAGCGCGCGGGGTTGAAGCATCGGCCGAGGCGGCCCGGAAAATGTGACGCGCGATTTGGCATCTGGGGGCGGCGCGCGCACCGCCCCCGATTTGACGACCGATTTGGCACCTGATTAAGCGGCGATCAGCACCCTTCAATCAACCCTTCCCGGCGCCGCGCGCACCTCGACCGGGCGCTGCGCCAGCGTGTCGAAGTCGCACTCGTACCGGTGGCGCACCCAGTTCCCGAAGCCGTTCTGCAGCTCAATCTCCGAGCCGATGTAGGTGATGACCCCAGCCTCTTCGTTCCGCCAGCGGAAGCGGGAGAAGCGTGGCGTCAGCCAACCGTTGGTCCACCGGAAGTCGATCCGCGCGAGACCCTCGACTGGCCGCCGGCACTGGACCTCCGCCTCGACGCCGTGCCGCTCGCCCCAGCACCGCAGGTCCGCGCGGCAAGCCGCCTCCTCCGCCTGGCGCCGTTCGGTCTCCTGGGCTGCCGCCTCGGCGATCTGACGGAGCTCCTCCTGTTCGCGGGCCTCGGCCTCCGCCCTCTCCGCAGCAGCCCGCTCCGCCGCGGCCGCAGCTTCGACGCGAGCGCGCTCCTCGGCTTCCGCGCGTTCTGCCGCCGCCCGCTCGGCAGCCGCCGCGGCCCGCGCCGCCCGCGCCGCGTCGAGTTCGGCCTGCGATCCGACACCGAGCTGACGGGCCTCGTTGGCGTCCGCCGTCGTCGCGAAGCCCCGCTCGGCCGCGTCCATGGACGGACCGAACGCCACGCCCAGGACCATGGCAACGGCCCCGGCCCCGGCGATCCACTTGCCCCGCGACCTCGTCTTCCGAAAGATCAGAAGCGCAACCCCGACCAAGAGCGCGACGAACCCTAACACCGCACCGACCATCAGCAGCGCCGACATGGGAAATCTCCTTGCGTGGCGTTGATGACGGATGGTCCGCGACCCGAGCGATCGTCGTCAATGTCTGTTCTCGCGCCGCGTGCAGGCAATCGATCACAGCGGCCCGGCGTGCCAGATGACGCGGCCGAGCACGCGCAGATGCTCCGCCACGTCCGGCGCGAGCTCCTCCGCGGCGTAGCGCGGGTTGTCCGATCCCACCACAACCGTGCCGTCCATGCGGCGCGAGATCCGCTTCACCCGCAGCTCGCCCGCCGTCTCGATCACATAGGCCGCGCCTTCGGCCAGGCGCCGCTCGGCCAGGTGCACGAGCGCCAGGTCCCCGTCGCCCAGCGTCGGCTGCATCGAATCGCCCACCACTTGCACCAGCGCGAGGTCCTCCGGCCGGACCCGCAGCCGGTCCCGGACCCACTCGCGCTTGAAGGCCAGGTGATCCACCACCTGGTCCGAGTGCACCACCGCGCCGGCACCGGCCGCGACGCGGACGTCGTAGCGGGGGACTAAGACGAACCGATCCTCGATCGGCGCGGTCGAAGGCGCCGGCCGCCGCATGCTCCCGACACCCGTGCACAACCAGGTCAGGTCGACCCCGAGAGCTTCCAGCGGCGCGAGGTTGTCTGCACCGGGTACACGCTCGCCCTCCAGGTAGCGGGAGATCGTCTTCTCACTCAGGCCCATTCGGGAGGCCAAATCGGTCCGGCTTAGGCGCCATTCGGTCGCGATCATCTCCAGTCGAGCACCGAGGGCACGTCGGGCATCCGAACGTCCGGCGTCAGCGTCCGACGCCGGACCTTGAGCACCAGGCGCCGCTTCCATGTCCGGCGTCGGCGTTTCTGATGTCATCTCAATCACTTGTGGCGTCCGAAGTTGTCGTGGCCGCACGCGCAGACCGATCGGTACGCCGGACATGACCAAACAATCTTGACGTAGACAACTCTATCTGATTGTCTATCGCCATGATCACGTTAGGCAGCTCCTCCGCGATGGCCGATCCCAAGCCCCGCCTCCACAAGTTCGAGAACGCCCGCCAGCGCGCCATCTGGCTGCAGGGCGAGCTGAAGTGGCGGGGCACCAGCCTCGCCGCGATCGCGGCCGCGAAGGGCTGGCACCGCAGCGCCGTCTACCGCGCGCTCTACCAGCCCTCGTTGCCGCAGGAGCAGGCCATCGCCGAGGCCCTCGGCGTCGAGCTGCGGGAGCTGTTCCCCGAGCGCTACGACCGGAAGGGCCGGCGCCTCCACCGGGCCCGCGCCTTAGCCGAGTGTAGACATGATGACGTTGCGGGCAATGACGAAGCCCTGAAGGTCGCCTAGGCATGGCCGGCCGTTCCGCCCTTCCGCCGCCGGGTGCCGCAACCCCCGCGCGAGACGACGACACCTCCGGAGCAACGCTCCTGGGCGCGGGCGCGCCCGCGCGAGAGGCGATGGACAACCTCCTGCCCGAGCGGCTGCACGACCTGCTGCGCGCTTCGGTGCGCGGGGTCTACCAGCACCGCCGGAACATCGAGCGCGAGCAGCGCAGGATCCGCGACCTGTACGAGGCCGCCCGCGCCCAGGGCCTGCGCCCCGCCACGATCAAGCACGTGATGTCGCTGCTGGAGATGCCCGAGGAGGCGCTGGAGCAGCAGCAGGTCCGCGAGCTGGAGCGGGCCGCCTACTGGCGGATCGTCGAGGACATGCGCTTCGAGCTGGGCGTCAAGCGTCTCGACGACGGCGACGAGGGCGAGGGCTGACCCCGTGGCCCCGGCTCGCCGCGTCACCTCGCGCACGGTCGCGGACCCCCGGCAGGACGACCTGCTGGCTCCGCGCTACGCGCCGCCGCCGATGCCGGCGCTCCGCCCCGGCTCGCTGTCCATGGCGGCGGAGGTCTGCGGGACCCTGTCGCTGGCGATCCGCCAGACGGACCTGAGCCGGGCGCAGGTGGCGGCGGCCATGTCGGACCTGACCGGCGACACCATCACGGTGCCGATGCTCAACGCCTGGACGGCGGAGAGCCACGAGGCCCACCGCTTCCCCTTCCAGTTCGCCGCCGCCTTCGAGGCCGCGTGCGAGACCACCGCCCTGCAGCTGCTGCTGGCCTCGCGCCGGGGCTCGGTGGTGCTGGTCGGGCGCGAGGCGCTGGACGCCGAGCTCGGCCGCGTGCGCCGGCAGAAGGCCGAGCTCAGCCGGAAGGAGCGCGAGCTGGTCTCGATCATGGGCGCCGCGCGATGACGGCCCCGATCGCCCACCCGCGGCTGACGGCCGCCGACCCTCAGATGACCACGGCGGAGGAGCTGGCCGCGGTCCTCGGCGTCTCGGACCGCCACGTCCGCCGGATGGCCATCGAGGGCAGCTGGCTGGCGATCAACGCGCTGGAGGGTCGGGTCTATCGGAAGATCTACCCGCTGCGCGCCCTGCCCGAGGAGGTCCGCACGGCGGTCCTGGCCCACCGGGTCCGGAGCGCAGCACCCCCGCCGACGCCGATGGTCACGGCCGCCGACGCCCCGGCGCCGGCGCGTCGCGCGGCGAACAGCTCGATGGGCGGCATGCGCGGGCTGTCCGGCCGCCAGCTGAAGGTGGCCCAGGCCCGCCGGGCCATCCTGATCCGCCTCGACGAACTGGCGCAGGCCCTGGGCGTGGTGCCGGCCGTGGACGAGCTGGTCCGCGCCGCCGCGGCGGGCGAGCTGGCGGACTGGGAGTACGACGTCGTCATCATCGCCAACGCGCGGGCCGGAGAGGTCCGGACGCTGTCGCGGCGCACGCTGATGCGCTGGCGCGGCCTGGTCGCCGGGATGGACCTGGGCAAGGGCGCCGACGTGGAGCGTGTGTGCTGCGTGCTCGCGCCCCTCGACGGGCCGCGGCTGCGGGCGTCGCCGCCGTGGGCGGACGCGCTGCTGCGCCTGTACCGCCGGCCGATGAAGCCGTCGCTCCTCGCCTGCATGGAGGACCTGCCCCGGTTCCTGCCCGACGGATGCCCGGTCCCCTCCTACGCGCAGGCGCGCCGGTTCCTGAAGACGATGGCCCCGGCGGAGCGCGAGCGCATCCGCGAGGGCGAGGGCGCGCGGCTCAAGCTCCAGGGCCACAAGCGGATGACCACCGACCACCTGCGCCCGATGGAGCTGGTGACGGCCGACGGCCACACGTTCAAGGCGGACGTGGCCCACCCGGTGCACGGCAAGCCGTTCCGGCCCGAGGTGGCGTCCGTGATGTGCGCCGCGACGCGGCGGGTCGTCGGGTGGGCCACCGGCCTGGCCGAGAGCCAGTACGTCGTCATGGACGCCCTGCGCACGACGGTGCAGGGCAGCGGCCTCTGGGGGGCGCTGCGCTCCGACAACGGCGGAGGGTTCACCGGCGAGCTGGTGGCCGCAGCGGCGACCGGCCTTCTCGGCCGCCTGGGGTCCGAGCGGTCGCTGTCCACGCCTGGCCGCGCGCAGGCCCGGGGGAAGATCGAACGGTTGCAGAAGTCGTTGTGGATCCGCGCCGCGAAGCGGTTGCCGACCTACGGCGGCAAGGACATGGACCGGGAGGCGCGCAAGAAGATCACCACCCGGGTCGAGCGCGAGATCAAGAAGAACGGCTTCAGCACGATCCTGCTGTCCTGGGGCGCCTTCCACGAGTTCCTGGCGATCGAGGTCGCCGCCTACAACGCGCGTCCCCACCGCGGCCTGCCGAAGTTCCGGGACCCGATCACGCACCGCATCCGGCACCTGTCTCCGGACGAAGCCTGGGAGCGCGCGGTCGCCGAGGGCTGGGAGCCGGAGACGCTGTCGCCCGCGGCGATCGACAGCCTCTGGCGCCCGCACCTCGCGCGGAAGGCCGTGCGCGGCTGGGTCACCTTGCCGTGGGGCACGTACTACGACGAGGCCCTGGTCCGCCTGCACGGGCAGGAGGTCCGCGTCGGCTACGACATCCACGACGGGTCGCGGGTGTGGGTCCGCGACGCCTCGGACACCCTGGTCTGCATCGCCGAGCGCGACGCGAACTCGTTCCCCGAGGTGGCGTCCGCCGCCGACCACGCCCGGCGCCAGCGCCTGGAAGGCCGCACCGAGCGCCTAGAAGCCAAGCTAGCCGAAGTCCGGGCCGAGGGCCTGCTGCCCGCGCCCGAGCCCGTCGCCGACGACGGCGACGACGACATCACCGACCGCCTGATGCGGGGCCTGACGGCCCAGCGGTCCTCCTGACGGGAGATCCCATGGCACCCCTCGACGAGCACCAGGCCCCCTCCGGGGCCGACACCCGCGACCCCCACGCCGAGCTGAAGGAGCGCGTGCGCGCCGCGCTCAAGGCCGGCGGCGTCAGCCAGGCGCAGCTCGGCCGGCAGATCGACCTCAGCCAGACGGTCGTGAGCCAGTTCCTGGCCGGCACCTACCCGGGCGCGGTGGACGCGGTCGCCGCCCGCATGGCCGCCTGGCTGGACGGCGCGGCCGACCGCAGCCGCACCATGGGCGCGGTGCCGGAGACGCCGCGCTTCCTCGCGACGCCGACGGCGAAGAAGATCCTGGCCGGCCTGTCCTACGCCCACACGCTGGGCGACATCGTGGTCATCTGCGGCGGCGCAGGCCTGGGCAAGACCACGACGGTCGAGCACTTCCGCGAGCAGCGGCCGGCGGTCTTCGTCTTCACGGCCAACCCCACGACCTCAGGGATGGTCCCCTTCCTCGACCGGCTGTCCCAGGCGGTGGGCGTGCGCGAGCCGCAGTCCCGCACGCCCAGCGCGCTCTTCGACGAGATCGTGGAGCGCCTCGCCCCGACCCGCGGCCTGCTGGCGGTGGACGAGGCGCAGCACCTCGCCACCCAGAGCCTGGAGGCGCTGCGCTCGCTGCACGACCGCACGGGCATCGGCCTCGCGCTGCTGGGCAACGACGTCGTGTACGACCGGCTGCACGGGTCCCGCGGGAGCCAGGGCTTCGCCCAGCTCTTCAGCCGCATCGGCATGGTGGTCAAGCTGACCCGTGCCGCGAAGGGCGACGTGGACCTGCTGGCGAAGGCGCTCTCCTTCGCCGACGACGCCTCGCTGGGCTTCCTGCGCGACAAGGCCTCCCAGCCCGGGGCGCTGCGCGGCGTGGTGAAGGCGGCGCGGTTCGCCCACGTGCTCGCGGCCGGCGACGGGGTGCCGACGACCTTCGCGCACCTGGAGCAGGCCTGGGCCCAGCTGGAGCGTCCGGCCGTCGTGCCGGCGGCCGTGCGATGACCCTGTTATCCGGCCTCCTGCGCCAGCAGGCCGACGGGCTGGAGGCCCGCGGCCTGCGCACCCTCCACTCGGCCCACTCGGTCGGCTCGATGCTGCGCAGCCGGGTGGCCGTGGCCCGGGATCGCGAGGGCCTGCCCCCGATCGCGGCGGACAAGCTGGTCCGCCTCTGCCACGCGCTGGAGACCGCGACCGACGTGCCGCCCGACGAGGTGGTGGCGGAGGTCGCGGCCAGTCTCCGCACCATCGCCGACGCGATCGACGGCCTGGCGGCCGAGGGGGTCGGCGGCGCCGTCGTGGCGCTCCGCGACCCGCCGCCGGTGGTGGCGTGATGCGCGCGCCCGTCGTCCCCTCCGACGCCGCGTGGACGGCGGCGATCGACGAGGTGGTGCGGATCCGCGTGGCGCACGCCGGGCTCCGCCAGCCGTCGGCGGGCGAGCTGATGGCCGCCTGCGCGATCGCCTGGCCGCACGAGCACGACCCGACCGACGCCGACCTGGCGATGGTCCTGGCCGCCTGGTGGGACGCCCGCCGGGCCCGCGCCGACGGCCGCCGCGTCCGTCCCTACCGCCACGACGGGAAGGTGATCGCCCTGCCGCTCACCCCCGTCCCGACGCCCCTGAGGAGGGCCGCCTGATGCTCCGCTTCCTCCGCGCCCTTCGCCAGGCGCTCCGCCGCGTCCGCCGCCCGCGGATCGGCTCCCTCGCCGATGTCCGCGGGCCCGTCAGCCTCGGCGTCCACATGGCCGCCGCCACCCCCGTCCGCCGGAGGGCCCGCCGGTGAGCGAGCGCCACGTCGTCCCGCCCGCGCTGCTGGAGGCGCCGCGCCTCTTCGCGCTGCCGGCGCCGGCCCGCATCCACCACGCGATCGCCGTGGCGCGCGCGCTCGACCTCGCCCCGGTGCGCGGCTCGGCCGCCGTGGTGGACACCCACGGCCGCCAGATCGCCGACCCCCTGGTCACCGGCCTCGCCGACGCGGTGCTGGTGCTGGCGGCCGCCCTCGACCGCCTCGGCGGGCAGGCCGACCAGCTGCTGGCCGAGGGCGGGAGCGACGTCGAGCACGAGGTGCTGGTGGAGGACGTCGCCGCCACCGCCCGCCGCCTGCTCGGCCCCTCCTGTGTGACCGCGTTCAACGCTGCTTGAAGGAGCCTCCAATGGCCAAGAAGCCCCGCATCGTGGTCCCGGTCCCGAAGGACCGGTTAGAGGCCGAGGCGCTCGCCCAGGCGCTCGGCGAGCGCCAGCGGCGGATCGAGCGCGCCAAGCTCGACGCCGCCGACCAGATCGCCCGGATCAAGGAGGGCGTCGCCCGACAGGTGGCCGACGACCAGGCTGCCGGGAAGGCCGAGCTGGCCGTGCTCGCCGGCTGGTGCTTCGCCAACCGCGACGAGCTCCTGCCGAAGGGCCGCAAGTCGGTGGCGATCTCGGCCGGGATGGTCGGGTGGCGCACCTCGCCCCCGAAGGTGGTGATGGAGGACGAAGAGGCGCTGATCGCGCAGCTGCGCGCCATGGGCCGCGACCACCTGGTCGTGGAGACCGAGACGGTCAGCAAGGAGGGCCTCCTGCAGGAGCGGGCGGAGCTGAAGGGCCTGCCCGGCCTGACCTTCAGCCAGGACGAGGTCTTCTTCTTCCAGGCGCTCGACGTCGAGGCGGAGATCACGACCAAGGTCGCCTCCGCCCGGGAGGCCGCGTGATGGACGGCGTCCACATCGTCGATCCGGCGAAGGTGGACCCCGCCCGGCAGGAGCGGGTGGACCGCCTCACCACGGCCGTCGTGGCTGCGATCGCCGGGGCGAGCTGCACCGACACCACCAACCGCGACGTCTACGATGCCCTCGGCTCGGCGCTGGTGGCCCACGCGGAGATCCGCGGCGTCGAGGGCTTCGCGGTGCTACGCGACCTGATCGGCCCCGGGCTCATCGAGTTCGCCCGAACCGACATCGCCCGGCTGACGGTCCTCGCCCTCGTGGACCGCGTCGAGGCCGAAGTGCAGGACAGGCTCAGCCGCCACGCCGCCGCGGGGAGGGCCTGACCATGATCGGCCTCACCCCGAAGCAGCGCCGGCTGCAGACGCTGATCGAGCGCGGCCTGGACGAGCGCGGCGTCGTCCCGACCTTCGAGGAGCTGGCCGCCGGCATGGGCCTGCGCTCGAAGTCGGGCGTGCACCGCCTTGTCGAGGGCCTGGTGGAGCGCGGAACGCTGCGGCGGCTGCCCCACCGCGCCCGGGCGATCGAGGTGGTCCAGCGCGTCACGCCGGCGCCGGCTGAGCCGGTCTACCGCTGCCCGCACTGCGGCGGCTCGCTGGTCGGGCACTGACCGATGCCGGCCGCCGCTCCGCCCCGGTCCCTGGCCGACGCCGAGGTCGCCCTGGAACTGCAGCTCCTCCGCGGCCAGCTGCAGGCGTCCGGTCTGCGCCCGGGGCTGAAGGCGTCGGCGGAGCGGCGGCTGGCGCTGGCGATCGCCCACCTGCGCTCCCGCGCGGCGGCCGAGGAAATCGGTCCGCAGCCCAGCGCCGCCACGGTGTCCCGGGCTTTCGAGCCGCCTGAGGAAATCGGTGCCTACGCCCCCGAGGCGGACGGCGCCCGCTTGCCCCACTGGGTAGGAAACTGACGATGCCGCGCCCCAAGCCCATCCTACGCGGCGGCTGGCTGACGCTCGACATGGTCGCCCTCGTCGAGGGGGTGCCGGAGCTGCGGACCCTGAACGAGACGCTGGTCGCCGCCGGCTACGTCTTCGCGACCAAGACTGCCCGCTGCCGCGTCGGCCGCGACCACCGCATCGCCATCCGCCTGCGCTGGGTCTACCGCACCCGCGGGGGCCCCACGCTGCGCCGCGTCGAGGAATGGAAGGTCCCCGTCGCGGCGCTCTTCATCGGAGCCGCCCTCGATGCCTGACGCCGCCCGCAAGACCGCCCCCAGGACCGCGCCGGGGTCGCAGACCTCGACCGCGCTGCGCGCCCACCACGCCATGGCCCGCGAGCTGGCGCTGGCGTCCGACAGCCGCCGCGCACTGATCGAGCGGATCTGCCCGGGCAAGACATCCGCCGGCGACCTGTCGCTGGCCGAGCTCGACCGGGTCAACGCCGAGCTGCGCCGCCTGGGCGCCGGGCAGAAGAAGGGCCGCCGCCCCCGCCCGGCGCCGGACCGCGAGGCGCCGGTCGCGCTGGCCCGGGCGATCTGGATCTCGCTGCACCAGCTGGGCGCGATCGAGGACCCGTCGGACGACGCCCTCGACGCCTTCGCCCGCCGGCAGACCAAGCGCGCCACCCCGACCGACGAGGGTCTGCCGCTCGCCTGGTGCACGGCGGACGAGTGGCCGGCGATCGTCGAGGCGCTCTGGGCGATCGCCGACCGGCACGGCTGGATCAAGCCGACCCGGGCGGAGATCAAGCTCCACGCCGAGCAGCGCGCGTCCGTGCTGGGCGAGGACGTGACGACGCCGCCCGAGCACCTGGCGAAGGTGCGCCTCATCGAGGCGCAGTGGCGCCGGCTGGTGGACCTGGGCCGGCTGCGCAGCGGCATCCACGCGCGGCTGGAGCACTGGTGCCGCTACGAGGGGCTGGGGAACGTCGGCTGGGTCGGCTGGCTCCCGATCAAGAGCCTGGAGCGGGCGGCGCAGCTGCTCGGCCGCTGGCTCAACCGCGCGCTGGCCGAAGAGGCCGCGAAGAGGGAGAGCGCGTCGTGACCCGCAGCTACAGGCCGACCAACGGCACCGAGGGCAGCATGTTCGAGGAGCGGTTCTGCCGCCGCTGCACCCACGATCGCCCGGACGCGCCGTGCCGGATCCTGACCTTCGCCCTGGCCTGCGGCCTGGGCGATCCCGAGTACCCGGCCGAGTGGGTCGAGGACGAGGCCGGCCCGCGCTGCACCGCCTTCGCGCACGCCGAGACCGGCGCCCCCTCGGCCGCCCAGCTGGAGGCCGAAGGCCAGCTCCGGATGTTCGCGTCGTGAAGCCCTACGCCATCGCCCCGGCCGACGCCGACTTCCTGCGCGTGGTCTCCGTGATGCCGGCCGCGGAGCGCGCCGCCGACCTCCGCGAGTACGCGGCGAGCCTCGGGGCCGACGCATTGGCGGACCTGTTCGCCGAGTTCGTCGGCCTCTCGCTGTCGGTGGTCGCCAACCAGCGCGCGATGATCGAGCTGCTGGGGATCACCGAGGCCGACATGCACCCCCACACCGCGGAGCGTATCAACCTGCCCTCGATCGAGGGCGCTCTCGCCGGCGTCCGCCTGGCCGCGTCGATCGACGGCGGCCGGCTCTGCGAGGGCTGCGCCTACCGCCTCGGGTCGATCGCCAACCAGTGCGAGCCGACGGTCAAGGACGCGGTCTGGGCCCGCACCGAGCGCCGCCGCTTCAACTGCCACGAGGACGAGCGGACCGACCGCGACGGTGCTCCGAAGCGCATGTGCGGCGGCCACGCCCAGGCGCTGCGCCGGGAGCGGAGGGCGGCCCGGTGACCGACCACGACTTCGACGCCCTGCGCGCCCGGCGGAACGACGCCGTCCGCGCGACGGTCGAGGCGGTCGCCGTGAAATGGGGCGTGCCGGCGGATTTCCTGCTCTGCAGCCACGACGACGCGGCCTGCTACTGCGCCTGTCCGGGCGGGCCGTGCGAGCACGACTGGACGGGGCCGGAGCGCGAGATCCTGGACGACCGGGACCGGCCCTGCGGCTTCGAGCGGACCTGCGCACGCTGCGGCGCCGGCGTCATGGCGCACGACGTCCGGACGGCGGAGTTCTGACCATGGCCGACCCCGTCCGGCCCGAGCCCACCGAGGAGCAGCGCGCGGCGATCGACGCCCGCTGCGCCGAGATCCGCGAGCAGATCCGCGCCTGGGACGCGGCGAACCCGCGCGCCGCGGCCCTGCGCACGATCCTGTGGGGGCGGCTCAACGGCCACATGCAAGGCGGGGAGGCCGGCTGATGGTCGCCTACAGCTTCCAGAAGCGGTTCGCCGACGCGGTCCTGGCCGGGCTGGAACCCGGCCCCTGGCGCCCCGGGATGAAGCGCTGGACGCTGCGCCACGATCGCCGGCGTCACGCGCGCCCCGGCGAGGCGGTGCAGCTCTACACCGGGATGCGCACCCGGTCCTGCCGTCTGCTGGGGCGGGCGCAGTGCCAGGCCGTGGTGCCCGTATTGATCGGCTGGGACGACGCCGGCCGCTGGACGATCGACCTGGACTTCACGGCCCACGTCGACGACCTCCGCGTGATCGCAGAATGGCCGTGGATCCCGGCCCCGCTTCGCGATCTGGTGGAGCAGGCCAGCGTCGGGCGCGAGCCCGAGGACGGGGCGCCGTTGGGTCTCGACGACGAGGCTCTCGACCGCTTCGCGCGCGCCGACGGCTTCACCTCGGCAGCCGAGATGGAGGCGTTCTTCATCGAGGGGACGCCCGACCGTCGCCGGTATCCGGCCCTGGGCTGGGGGATGTGGCTGATCACCTGGTCGCCGCCGCATGGCGATCCGGCCGACCCGGACGAGGCGGACGCCGACGCCGAGGAGGCCGCCGTCTCGGCCGAGCTGCAGCGCCGCCTGGCGGCCCTCGACCGGAGGCGCTGATGCCGTCCCGCCGCCCCGACCAGCCGGCGATCGACTACGCGGCCAGCCCGACGCTCACCACCATCCGCGAGCTGGTGGGCGACGCGGTGGTGCTGCGCCTGGTCGCGGCCAAGGGCGGCACCTGGGTCCACCTGCCCCGCAGGCTCGGGCCCGACAGCGAGCTGGTGCGCCTGGTGGGTGCCGAGGCCGCCGCCGCCCTGGTCGCGCGGTTCGGCGGCGGGGCGGCGCTGCGCATCCCCACCGGGCGCGGGCACGGCCACGGCCGGCGCCTCGACCACGCCGAGATCGTCCGCCTGCACGAGCAGGACGGGTGGAGCGCCGAGCGCATCGCCCGCGCGATGGGTTGCACCGACCGCCAGATCTGGAACATCCTCGGGGCGCGCCGCCGCCGCGACCCCCGGCAGGCCTCGCTCGTCTGAGCCCCGAGGCTCGACCGCGGCCCTCCCCCTGAACCCCTTCAGAGTGACCGCAGCCGCACCCGATCGGTGAGGGTGGCGGCATGTCCACGCCGCCTCTCATCCGCTTCGAGTTCACCGGCCCCGGCACGCCGCTCGTCGACCACGACTGGAGCGACGCCTCCCGGCGGCTCCGCGTGCCCGAGGCGCACGTCCGCGCGGTGGCGCAGGTCGAGGGCGCAGGGCGCGGGTTCCTGCCGGCCTGGCCGGGGCGATCCGTCCACGTCGGCCCGCGCAGCCCGCTGATCCTGTTCGAACGCCACGTCTTCCACCGGGAGACCGGCGGGCGCTTCTCGGCCGACCACCCCGATCTGTCAGGGGCGCGCTGGGACCGGAGCTTCTACGTCGGCGGCGTGGGCGAGTGGGGCCGGCTGGAGCGGGCCGCCGTGCTCGACCGGCGCGCGGCGCTGCGGAGCTGCAGCTGGGGCGCCTTCCAGGTGATGGGCTTCAACCACCAGCTCGCCGGGTACCACGGCGTCGAGGTCTTCGCGCGCGTCCACTCGAACGACGAGCGCGGCCACCTCGACGCCTGGTGCACCTTCCTCGACCGCCGCGGCCTCGCCGACGAGCTGCGCGACGGCGCCTGGGCCGAGTTCGCGCGCCAGTACAACGGGCCCGGCTACGCGCGGAACGCCTACGACCGGAAGCTCGCGGAGGCTGCCGGTCGCTTCACCGAGAAGCTCTGGCGGGCCGACCCCGACGAGGTGCCGGACGAGCGGCGCGAGGCCGCCATGGTCCAGGCCGCCCTCAACGCGGCCGGGCACGAGCCCCCGCTGAAGGTGGACGGCTGGCTGGGTGCCCGCACCCGCGGCGCCCTGCAGGCCTTCCAGCGCGCCCGCGGCTTGCCCGTCACCGGCGAACCCGATCGCGCGACCCTGGCCGAGCTCGGGCTCGGCTCCTGACCCCGGAGATCCCGATGAAGTTCCTCAAGCCGCTGTCCCTCGCCGCCTTCGCCCTCGGCCTCGGCTTCGCGCTGATCGCGCTCGCGTCCGACGGCTGGGAGGGCTGGGCTCTCGGCGCGCTGCTGGCCGGCGTCGCCGGCGTCCTCGTCCGCTGGGTCGGGCCCTTCGTGCTGGGCGACGTCTACAAGGGCGCGCTGGCGCTGGCCCTCCTGTCGGCCGCGGCGCCCGCCTGGGCGGCCGAGGGTGGCGGCACGGTCCTCGACCTGTCGCCCTACATGGCCGAGCTGGTGGCGGCGATCGGCGCCGTCCTGGTGGCCATCGCCGGCGCCGCGCTGCGCGCCTTCCACCGGTTCCTGGAGCGGCGGTGGGGCCTGGAGCTGGACACGGAGACCCGCGCGTACCTCCAGGACGCGCTGGAGCGGGCCGTGGACTACGGCGTCGCCAAGGCCTCGGCCGCCGTCGCCGACGCCGCCCCGTCGGTGGACCTGCGGCGCGAGGCGGTGCGGCACGCGGCCGAGTACGCGCTCGACCGGGTGCCCGACGCGCTGGCCCGGTTCGGCATCACGCCGGCCGCCCTGACCAGGATGGTCGAGGCGCGGATCGAAGCCCGGAACCCCAGCGCGGTGGACCTCGCCCCGCAGCCCGTCCCCGCCGGGACCTGACGCCGTGACCTGGCTCGCCCGCCTCGCCGCGTGGCTCCTGCGCCTGGTGGCCGCCCCCGCGGCCGCCCGGGCGGAGGCCCGCGCCGAGGCCGCCGCCGACACCGCCCGAACCCAGGCCGACCATGCCCAGATCGCCGCTCGTCCTCGCCCTGACCGCGACGCTGCTCTCGACCGGATGCGCGACGGCTCCTTCTGAGCCGCGCCTGTCGGTCTGCCCGCCCTGGCCCGTCGCCGGCCCGGCCGTCGCGGCGGAGCTCGGGCGCCTGCCGGAGGCCGAGTACCCGGCCACGTGGGAATGGGTCGGGCGGCTGGCCGTGCTGCGCGACCAGCTGGCCGCCTGCGGCGGGACGCTCCCGCGATGATGCACACCGGCGAGCGCACCCGGGAGCGGGCGATGGAGACGGTGGAGCGCCAGACCGAGGCGGCGATCGCCGCGGTCAGGGCGCGGCTGTCCGCCGGGCCCGGGGCGGCCGAGTGCGACGACTGCGGTGCGGAGATCCCCGCCGCCCGCCGGGCCTCGGTGCCCGGGACGACGACCTGCGTCGACTGCCAGGCCGACCGCGAGAGGAGACGGTGATGCCCGAATGGCTGCGGGAGTGGTGGGCGCCGCTGGCGCTGGCCGTCACGGTGGTCCTCGCGCCGCTCGCCCGCTGGGGCCTGCGGTCGGGGCTCGCCTCCAAGGAGGACCTCTCCAAGGCCGCCGGCGGGCTGAAGGATGCCATCGAGCAGCAGACCGCGGGTCTGGACGCGCGGATCGACGAGCTGGAGCGCGAGCACCGGGCCATCCGGGTCCGCCTCGAGGCGCTCCCCACCCGCGAGGACATCCACAAGCTGGCGATCGCGATGGAGACCCTGGCCGGGCGCATCGGCACCCTGGACCACCTCCTCGCCCGGATCGACCAGACCCAGCAGCGGCACGAGGCGATCCTCGCCGAGGCCGCACGGAGGAGCGCATGAACCCCTCGCACCTCGGCGCCGCCTGGCGCGAGCACCTCCGCCTGACGCTGCTGCGCGTCCTGCACGAGGCGCCCGGCACCGCCGGCAACGACAGCCTCCTGACCGCGGCCGTGCGGTCGATCGGGATCCAGGCGACCCGCGACCAGGTCCGCACCGAGCTGACCTGGCTGCAGGACCACGGCCTCGTCCGGCTGGAGGAGCTGGAGCACCTCCTGATCGCCAAGCTCACCACCGACGGCGACGAGGTCGCCCAGGGCCTGCGCAAGGTCCCGGGCGTCGCCCGGCCGACGCCGCGGGGGTGAGGCCATGCCCCGCCCGTCCTCCATCAAGCGGCTGCCGCCCGAGGTGCAGGAGACCATCGGCCGCCTGCGCGACCAGGGCCGGACGCTCGACGAGATCCTGGGGCACCTGCGCCAGCTGGAGGTCGACGTCTCGCGCTCGGCGCTCGGCCGCCACGTCAAGCAGCTCGACGCCATCGGCGAGGAGCTCCGGCGATCGCGCACGATCGCCGAGGCGATGGTCGCGCGGTTCGGCGACGCCCCGGAGAGCCGGACCGCGAGGCTCAACATCGAGCTCGCGCACACGCTCCTCCTGAAGCTGATGGTCTCCGAGGACGGGGAGCCGGTGAAGCTGGACGCGAAGGAGGCGATGTTCGTCTCCTCGGCGATCAGCTCGCTCACCACCGCCGCCAAGAAGGACGCCGACGGCATCCTCCAGGCCCGGCGCGAGGAGGCGAAGAAGGCGGCGGCCGCGGCCGAGAGCGCGGCCAAGGACGCGGGCCTCTCCGACACGGTCGTGGACGAGATCAAGCGGCGCATCCTGGGACTGCAGGCGGCATGACGGCCGTCCCCGCCGAGGGCCCGATCGACGAGGCGACCTGGGCGCGGCTGCGGGCCGAGGCGCGCCAGGCCTACCCGTCCGGCGGCGTGTCCCCGGACGGCGTGCTGCTGGGCTACCAGAAGCGCCTGCTGGAGACCGTCTCGTCGAGCTCGGTCACCGTCTGCGAGAAGAGCCGGCGCATCGGCGCCACATGGGGGGTCGGCGCGCTGGCCGTGCTGACCTCGGGCGTGTCCAAGGCCAGCGGCGGCATGGACACGCTCTACATCGGGTACAACCTCGACATGGCCCGGGAGTTCGTGGACGTCTGCGCCATGTGGGCGCGGGCCTTCGGGACGATCGCCAGCCAGGTCCGCGAGGAGCTGTTCCGCGACCAGGACAAGGACGGCGGCGACCGCTACATCCAGGCCTTCCGGATCTCCTTCGCCTCGGGCTTCGAGGTCGTGGCGCTGGCCAGTCGCCCGCGGTCCCTGCGCGGCCGACAGGGCTTCGTGGTGATCGACGAGGCGGCCTTCCACGACGACCTGGAGGAGCTGCTGAAGGCGGCGTTGGCGCTCCTGATCTGGGGCGGCAAGGTGCTGCTGATCTCCACGCACGACGGCGCCGAGAACCCGTTCAACGGGCTGTGCGAGGACATCCGCAAGGGCCGCAAGCCCTACGCGCTGGTCAGGATCACCTTCGACGAGGCGCTGCAGGACGGCCTCTACCAGCGCATCTGCCTGGTCCGCGGGCGCGAGTGGTCGCCCGAGGGAGAGGCCGCGTGGCGGTCCGAGATCCGCGCCTTCTACGGCGACGCCGCGGAGGAGGAGCTGGACGCGGTCCCGCGCGCCGGCGGCGGCAAGTACTTCCCGCTCCACCTGGTGGAGGCCCGGGCGGACCCGACCATCCCGGTGCTGCGCTGGACCTGCCGCGACGACTTCGTGCACCTGTCGGAGACGGCGCGCGCGGTCGAGGCGGCGGCCTGGGTGCGCGAGCACGTGCTGGTCCCGCTGGCGACGCTGCACCCGGCGCGGCGGACCGCGCTGGGCGGGGACTTCGCGCGCTCGGGCGACCTGACCGTCTTCTGGCCGGTGCAGGTCGGCGACCGCCTGGTCCGCCGCCCGCCGTTCGTGGTGGAGCTGCGCAACGTCCCCTTCGACCAGCAGCGCCAGGTCCTGTTCGCCATCCTCGACCGGCTGCCGCGCCTGGGCGGCGTCGCGCTCGACGCCACCGGCAACGGCGCCTATCTGGCCGAGGTCACGGCGCAGCGCTACGGCTCGCGCCGGGTCGAGCAGGTGAAACTCACCGAGCAGATCTACGCCGAGGCCTTCCCGCGCCTGAAGGGCGCCTTCGAGGACGGCTCGCACCTGGTCCCGGCGGACCCGGCGATCGTCGAGGACTTCCGGGCGGTCGAGCTGATGCGCGGGATCCCGCGGGTGACCGACAAGCGGTCCGCGGCCAAGGGCGAGGACAAGGACAAGAGCGGCGGCCGGCGCCACGGCGACGCGGCGATCGCCGCCATGCTCGCGCACCGGGCGGCCGCCCGCGACGTCGCCGACGACACGCTGGACAGCCTGCCGGCGCCCGACCCGGCCGCCGCCGCGGGCCTCGGCGACTTCGGCGGCGCGATGGGCCTGGGCCGCGCCGGGCTCGCCGGCTTCGTGGACGGGAGGTACCAGTGACGGGCGTTCCCATGCAGCTGCGCGACGAGGTCGCGACCCTCGCCCGCGACGTCACCGCGCCGGTCCCCGGCTTCACCCTGTCGCCGCGGGACGAGATCCTGGTGCGCCGGGGCCAGGGCCGAGGCCTCGCGCTCTACCAGGACCTGGCGCGCGACGGCCACACCGGGGCCGTGCTGAGCAAGCGCATCCGCGCGGTGGTCGCGCGCGAGTGGACGGTCGAGCCCGCCTCGACCGCGCGCGCCGACATCCAGGCGGCCGACCTGGTCCGCGCCGCGCTGGCCCGCATCCCCTTCGACGCCGCGTGCCAGAGCCTGCTCGGCGCCGTTCTGACCGGGATCGA